GAGTTAGCAGCTACTTCGTTAGCTAGGGTGTTTGTAGTGCTCTCCCCAGAGCCTCCTGCACCACGATAAATCGCCATAGTTAGTCCTTCTTGGCGGGTCGTCCCCGCTTAACAACTGGTTGTTCAGGTTTTTGTTCTGTTTCTGGGTACGATTGTACCTCTTCTGGGTACACTTCTTCATATTCAGGGTGCATCCGCATACCTACAATATCAACATCATCTCGGAAAGTAACGGTGTTGCCGTTAGTTTTACATTTAAACGTAGCAGTCATGTTTTCTTTCTTTCTAGTATGCACAAGGAAGCCCCCTCCTAAGAAGGGGCAACCGTTTACCTACTTACCCGCAACAAAGTGAGGACAAGCCGAAGGCGATTAGGCGACCAAGGCAATAGCCACGGCAGCTTCATCACGCAGTTCCTTAACACCGTAGAGCATGTCTGCGGTGTACAAGGTAGCCAGATATTCCTGTTTATATTGGGTCTGCGAACGAACACCCATCTGCTCTGCCAAGACGAAAGCGTCTTTGTGGAACATCAAGGCGATACGAGCAGCGCCCGTAGCGGTTTCGCAGTTGGTAGACACGTAGACTTTAACGCCATACACATCACCAATCTGACCGTTACGGATGGTGTTACCACCAGCAGCTTCACCAGTGAACGACTGCTCGGTGAAACGAGCCAAGCCCATCAAGGTGTTACGAGCAACAGGAGGAATCACCAACACGCGACCATCCATAGGCACGTCAGCATCGTCCAAAGTCTGGATAACCTTACGGATAGCAGCATCAGTCAATGCAGCTTCGTTGGAACCAGTGTACAAGGTCGAACCATCGGAACCGATAACAGCCTTGTCATAGGCGATAGTACCGTCACCACCCTTAACGCCACGACCCAACTGCAACAAGTCGGTATCAACTTGTTTAGCCAAGGCGTAACCAGCGTCAGCGGTATAGAACTTACGCAAAGAAGCCAAAGCTTGCACTTCGGTAATGTCTTCGATAAAGCGGCTATACTCATAGTGCTTGTTGACCAAGACTTGAATCTCAGACTCGGTGCTCTGTTGCAGAGTCACTTGGGTCTCAGTAGCCTTAGCCGAAGCAGCGCCACGGGTAGGTTTAGGGATGTGCAGGGTATCACCCTTCTTGCCCTTGAAGCTCATCTTGTTGACGAGGTTAGCCATCACCAAGTTGGACTTATAAGCAGCGATAACCTCATCACTCCAAATTTCAGGAATGAACGTTGCTGCACGGGTGTTATTAACACTGTTAGTAGGAGAGAATTCACCAGCCATTTTAAAATTTCCTTTCAGAATAGTACAAAGAATGTGAAAATTACTTCACGCGACCCTCTGAGTACGCAGCCATGATTTCATCGGCTAGCGCAGCATAACGGTCAGGATTACGAACCATAAGATCAATGATGTCTTGTCGGCGGTAGGTTTTGCGACCAATCGACTCACCAGAGCCTTTACCAGCGCCTGTGGAAGCAGCCTTTACAGCTTGTTTACGCTCCACCTGCTCTACGGCCTTAGTCTTCTCTACAACAGCCTTTCGCTCTTTGAACGTACTCAAGAGTTCATTAGCAGCATCGAAGTCAAAGGCTTTGTCTGCACGTACAAACAGCTCTTGGCGCACCTTAGATTTACCAATCCAGTCCTGAAAGTCAGGAGAACCTACAATATCTTGGAAGTCTGGATGTTCATTCTTCAGTGTTGCCAGTGCTTCTGCTTTACGCATATTCAAAGTCAACTCTTCAGCAGCTCGAATCTTTGGATGCCGTTCAATAGCCTTGCTCATGGCTGCTTTAGGGTCAGCAAAGAAGTCTACTTCGTCAATCTCATCATCGTTGGGGGCTTGTTGTTGTTTGTGTTGGACGGTTTGGGCTTTAATAAAGTCATCCACCAAACGGCGAAGCTCACCGACTTCGGAACCTTGGCGACCCAGAGCCTTTTCAGCCTCTTGGTGCATCCGAGCAATCTCTTTGGCACTCTTGCCTCGATATTTCTCAGGAATGTCCTCTTCCTCTTGTTGCTCTTGTGAACTAGAAACTTGTCCACCGTCATCAACTTGAGAAATCTGTTCCTCTTGTTGGTCAATTTCGTTTACGTCTGATTCTTCAGAACCTTTATTCAAGTCTTCGTCAAGAAAGTTTGCCATATGTCTTATACTCCGTAGTAGCTAGTACTATTGTGGAAGAAAATAGTGGTTATCCCAGTTAGGGAGTCACTGCGCTTTTCGCAGATGCGTCAGCATCGAGAACCTTCTGTGGAGGGTGCTCGTGTCATTCGCCACTGCGCTTTTGCTCTTGCTTCAGTTTCTCAGCTCGTTTCCGCTCCCATTTCATAGCCTCGCCGGGGAACGCCCCAGAGGTTCCCTCCAACTTGACCATAGGAGTGCTGATTAATCGTGCAGCAGGAAGACCACACTCAGGGCAAGGGTTGATCCGAAGTTCGGATTCCACATAAGCCTCATGAACGTGGTCGTTATCGCATTTGAAATCAAAGAATCTCCGCATCTTTAGCCTCCTCGTGTGCTGCTTCAATAGCAGATTCAAAGTTAAGGATTCGATCCAGAGTCTCTAAGACACCTTTGCGATAAAAAAGATCGTTTCCGTCTTTAACAGTCAGCACATCGGACATCATGACTCGGTTATCCCGAACATCCTGTACGTATTGCTTCCAGCCTTCAGACGAAAACAGATCAAAATAAGTGTTGTAATACCGTTCAAGTTCTTTATCCATGACGGAGAACCTTTCTATAAGTTGCTGTTACTAGTTATTGAGTCGGGTTGTTTCGACTGCTATTAGCCATTTGCATACGAGTAATCTCTACGTTCGTATCAATGTCTTTCTCTTTAATCGCCAATTCAGCAATCCTGACGCGACGTTCAAAGTCTTTCGACTCATCATCTTCATCAAGGTTGTTAGACAATGCAGAGATATACTTAGCTTGGGCCATCTGAGGAGCCAACTGAGCGTCAACCTGAGCCTTGTTAGCGTCAGCCATAGCCTTTTGAGTCTGTGCCTGAGTCAACTGGAGGTTGGCTTGCAGTGTAGCCATCTGAGCCTGTTGAGCCATTTGAGCCTGTTGCTGTGCTTCAGGGTTAGGCTGTGACATCTCTTGAATCTTAGCCATCAGCTCTTCCCGATTAGCCAAGCCCATGTTGTCAATAACTGCTGTTACTAGTAATGGATAGATAGGGCTATCTTGTCCAAGTGTCTGTAGGAGCTGTACAAGCTGTGTAACCTCATACTCACGGGCGATAACACCCAAAGAGCTGTGAGGAACAAACTTGAAGTCTCGAACAGGGTAGTTGTCAGGGTCAAACTGCATATAACGCCATGCAGCCTTCTGAACCAAAGGAATCAAGAAGGACTCTTGGAAGTTAATCAGTGTGCGCTTATGTCGCTTGATGATTGCACCCAGAGACATACTAACTGCACCAGCAGCGGCTTCACCGTTGATAGAGCCGGGGATACCAGCAGCGTCAACAGCGCCTGTAGCCATCTGAACCATCTTCTGCAACTCAGCAGCCTGAGCGAAAGTAACCTGATCCAAGCTACCAAACTTAAACGGCATCATGATCTCAGAGGGATTACCGTTGGTCAGGATCGTCTTACCCGGACGAATCTCAAACTTACTGCCACGAGGCAGTCGGGTAGCATCCATTGCCATCATCGGGTGAACGGTCAATGCCAAGGCATCAATACGAGCGCGAAGCTCTGCGTCCAAAGCCTTCTGACTGTTGTATGCCTTCTCGCAGATACCTCGACCCCAGAAGCGGTTAGGAACCACATCCCAAGGGAAAGCAATCACTGGTCGGTCTTGCATCATGTAGGGGTTTTCTTCCACTTTGAGCAGAACCCCATCATTACCCACCACCACGATAGCTTCGACGTAATCGAAGTTCTCTTCAGCGTCTTCAGTCTCGTTAAAGGCCATCGCTGAGAGTTCGCTATCCTCTTCTCCGTCTTGGAGTCGCATAGCTTCATCAAACAAGTTCTTAGGCACAAGACCAAAATACTTGGTGATACGAACCTTGTCATCGTCGTAGCTAGCCAACTCTTTGTCAGCTTCAAGGTCAGTGTCAGTAGACGCTATACCAATATCCACCTTACGGTAGACACCATCTCGTTGAGCTTTGTGGACGCTGTGGATAGGCACAAACTCATCAATAATCACACCAACAGCATCCTCAATCGAGGAAGCCACAGGGTCAATCAAAAAGTTCTGCGGGAGCACAGGGCGAATACGGACGATAACCCGTGGCTCGATAGTGACACCAACAGCTTGCAGAGCGCCATCCATGATAGGTTGTGTTGCTGGCTTCATGTCGTTGATCTCTTCAATCACCAACTCAGCAATACCAGTCCCGTACACAGCACTGTTCAATACGCACTCAGCAACGGCTTTACGAACCTTGGTGAGACTGAAGTCTTCCATCAGTTGCTCACGCAGGTACGCTACATCGCTGTTGTCTTGGTCTTTACGGTCATCCTTGATGTCAAAGAAGCGGCCTCGACCAAACGTAGCCTCCTCAACCTCAGCCACTGCACTCTCAACAGCTTGCTGAGTGGCAGGGGAGATGAGCTTAGAGCGTTCACTGGAGCGCATAGAGTCTTCAGCAGCCCAGATACCACGCCAAGTACGGTAGTACTCATCAAACTTATCTTTGTAGTTTGAGTTGTAGTGATCTCGCCACCGCTCCTGCTTATCCATAACCCATCCCGCTAAGGATGACTGGATAAAGTCATTATCTTTTTCGTAATCCATCATTTACCTTTCTTCAAGCATTTACCTGCCTTCTTACACTTAGCAGGAGTAGGACAACCCGCGCAAGGCTTAAAGGGTTTGATTGGAGTTGTTTTCATAATGTTAGTATCCTGAAAGATTGTCTAAGACTTCCCATTCCTCTTCCTCATAATCCGACTGGTAGTTTGTTACACACAGTTGGTCAATGTAGGAAAGAGCATCCGGTAAGTCATCGTGAACCCCGGCTGTTGGGAAAAGAAGTAATTGTTCCTTGAAATCCTCAAAGTCACCATCCTCGTTGAGGACAATGCGACCATGCTCAAAGCGACCTTGTAAAGCCCAGACGATACGGTCTGTCTTCTTCTTGTTACCGTGAGTCAGGTCATGGATGTGCGAGAACGTGTTATATTTACGCATCAAGTCAGAGAGGAACGGTAGAACAGCGTTCTTCAAGCTCCCCCTCTCAATGCCGATAGCTGTAGGCTGATATTCTTTCATGACAGAGAGAATCTTAGAGGCTGTCTCCTTGATGTCCCACCTACCATGCTGAATCTCTTTCACCCACCAGACACCATCTTCATCCGACACCTTGACCACAGCAATGGCTGTCTCGTCAAGACGCTTCTTGGAAGCACTGGCGTTCTTAGCGACATCCTCAAAACCTGCTAAGTCCACAGCTACGTAGTAAGAACCAAACTGAGGCTCCGGGCCTGTCTTGATCCACTCTTCTTTAAATATCTCTTGTCCAGATACAGCAAATGAAGCTTCAAATTCCTGCTTAAACACCAATGTGCTCAGAGTCTTCTTAGCAGCTTCAATCTCTTTCTCTGAGATGGTAGGGTTATCCTTCGTAGTGAAGTGAAACGCTACCCAATCATCATCCTCACCTTTTAACGCTGAGTTGTACAGATCATAGAACCAGTTACGACCATCAGGGGAAGACACAAACAAAGCCTCACCCTCCAAGTCAGACAAGGCAGGACGAATAATCTTAGTCCATGTAGAGTCATCCTTGATAAACGCTGCTTCATCTAACACTGCAAAATACAGTTTAAGACCTCGAAGGGTATCAGGGTTCTCAGCAGAACGGATGTGAATCTTACGCCCTGTAACCAGAGTAATATCCAACTGGTTGACATGGGCAGACTTGATAATGTCCCTTCCTTGGTCTAAAAGGGCATCCCAAGCGATTTGGCGGGCCTGTCCAAGGGTAGGGGCTACATACACCACCGCAGAGCCTTCTGGAGCCTCTAAAGCCTTCGCAAGGGTAAGTTTGATAGCTAGGTTAGATTTACCTGTTCTTCGACCACAAGCCAACACCTTAAAGCGTTTTTTTGATTGCCATACGGTCGCTTGCCACGGCAACAACTGCCAATTAAGTTCCATTATGATTCCCCCACGTCAATAACATCTTCCATTCGCTCAACCTTTGGTGTTCCAAGGGAACTGATATTAATGGAGATGGTTGGAGCAGAGCCAGATGCCTTTGTAGCATCGAACATACTGGACGGTACAATCCTATCCATGACTAGTTTCATAGCAGCTAACTGCCCCGGATGTCCGTCTGTTAGAGCTACTTCATATACTTTTTCTAAAACCTTTGAGGACTTAGGTGAGTTAAGCATACGCAGCTTATACTCGTCCATAATGGCTTTGTCTCCCTTTGGGCGACCTACAGACCTATTTTCTTTTATTTCAGTAATAGCCGTCTTTTTAGGACGACCTCGGGGATTACCAGAGGGCTTTGTCATGTCATTCCTTTGCTTTACCCCCGAAGGGAGCGTTATGGCATATCAGGCCAATATTTGTTGCTTTTACTAAGGTTTACACTTGCAGGTAAAACCTGAAGATTCGCCTCACAGTGAAGACCACAAACCGTTTTCCCTTTCAAAGGTACGATATGGTCTACATGGTATTCCAGTCCGGTGTACAGTTTAAAAGCAGCGGCTGCTTCATACACAAGACTAATTTCTTTTCTGTCTGCCCAAAGAGGAGTAGCTTTTAGCTTTCTGACTTCTCTTTCTTTTTTCCTTGCTGTTTCCTCAGCCCTGTATTTTTGTCTATAAGTTCTTTTGTGTTTTAATACGCTAAGTTTATTTTTCTGCTTGTATTCTTTTCTTTGAACAGCACGACAGGCACGACATTCATCAGACACACCTTGTTTTTTACTTTTATTTTTTCCAAACTCAGGCAGTGTTTTAACCTCACCACAGCAATAACACTTCTTTTCGACAACCATCAGCATCATTCATTCCTTAAAGATATTATCCCTTAGACAGGGTATCAGTTTTAGACAATCTGTGCTCAGATTCTGTTTAAGTAAAGTACTTTAATGTATCATATAAGTTAAAGATACATTATAAGTTTATTACTTATAGTAGTATAACTATTAATAGTATATTACTTATAAAGAGTATTTAACATCTATGAAATGTCCTAGTGACTTTAAAGTACTCTACTTTGTTCTGTCTTACATAGGTATATATTATACCACATTTCGAGACAAAAGTCAAGTCTTTTTTCACTTTTATGTAAAATAGTTGATATTGTCGTTTTTTTACAACGGAGTATAGTCTTTAAAGTACCTTAAACATTCCCCTTTCAGGGTGCACGGATTCTACTTGTCTATTCCTTACCTTTTTCCTTTAGTGACAAAGACTTACCTGTTTCTTGAGTGTCTATTTTTTATTGTTATTTTTCTTAGTTTTTACCTTTTATGAACTACGGTGGCTACACAAACATTTCATCATACTCAACCGGCCCCCCGGCCCTCAAACGGTAACGATAACGATTCTCATTAGCACTTCGATCTAGGCTTGAGTCTAATCTGTCCCTACTTAACATAACATAGTGTTGTAGGAAAGAGACAAGCGAGGGACGATGCGGGAACCTATAACGTAACCTATAAAGCATACTAAACAGCATACTAAACCGACAACACACAATCACCATAATGGTGCATTTTACTTGCAATCATCCACTTATATAGTGCATAATTTCACTGTGTTGGTGCATCCTGTGGATAGTGTGGATAAGTCTAGCCTGTGGATAACTAACCTAAGTCGTTGATATATAACGAATCACAAAAAAGTATATAAACTGGCATGGATCGTGCAATGCGTAAGGCGCAGCAGTTGTCGCTGTGTTCAACCAAGGATAAAACAACATGACACACATCAAAGCAAACTGGGATACTTCAACGATCATGCTCACACACTACGACGCAATCAAGACACACATCGAAGCCTCTAACCCATGCGCTCTCAAGTCTGTTCTGTCTTGGGCTACTGCTCAAGGCTTCGGGGGTTCCAAGGCTATTCAAGCCATTCAAACCCTCAAGCATGAGCGCATCATTGAGACATCACAAGATGATGATGGGACAACCATCGTTGACCTGCTCTAAACAAACCCTATACAATCACCTCATCACAACACACTAACCAAGGATCAATCATCATGAACTATAATAAACTTTTAGACGATGCTCACAAGCTGGCACTTAAAGCAAAGCCTTGGGTTCTAAAGCATGAAGGCAAGACATACACGGCGGTTTACAGTATGTCCCAATCTGTTTATGAAGTGTTTGAAGATGGTATGTTCTATCTCAATATCAACATGAAGTCACCCGCCAAGGCAAAGGCTTTTCTGAAGTTCTATCTTACAAACTAAGATACACACACCTAGCACACTGGTTCGCTGGTGTGTTATAGTGTGCATCTGTCTGCACTAAACCCGCTCAATAGAGCATCAACCTTAAAAGGTAAAACACCATGATCGCAATTCACACTAAATTCATCCCTTGCACCAACAGCCGGGGTTCACGGATCAAAGCCTATACTGTGGGCTTCGGTGACTCTAAGGGCTTCAGTGCCACTGTCCCTTATCCGCGTGAATTGTCAGGCCACTTGTGCCACTTTGAGGCCGTCAAAGCCTTGGTTGCAAAGAACAAACTAGACTGGACGCTGGACGGTATGCGCTACGGTGACAGTGCCGATGGCAAGGGTTATTCTTTCTGCTTTGATGCTTCTAAAGTCTAAGCCGATAGGCGGAAAGGGGTTTAACATGGATAAAGAACAATTCAAGCCTTACATTGGGCAAGTAATCCAACATCGACACAGTGGACGCAAAGCCTTGTTGTTGGCTGTCGAAGAGGGGGTTAATGGCGGTCTGTTGGTTCAATGGGTGGTCGATCCTTATAAGATAAGTCTCCCCGCTTGTGATTTTGAGATTGTGAAAGGTTAAACCATGCAACAAACCATTAAACTTCAACCCGGCACAGTGGGCACGTATAGTGGTTTCCGTGCCGTTATCATTCGACACTACTATGAGAACCTTTACGAGGTGCGAGTGCCCGGTGGTGTCGTCTGTATCGGCGCGTCTGAATTCATTATTGGAGAATAAACCATGCAAAACAACACTACACAAGAAATCTTTGAAGCATACAATCAAGCCTTACAGTACGGGCCACAATCAACCCCTAAAGCGTCAACATGGCTTGATGTCTTGATAGCTGTCGCTGTCGGGCTTATGCTTGCCATTGGCGCATTGTCTTATTTTGATGTGTTGACTAAGTAAAGGAAAACAAACCATGTTAAAAACCATTGTAAAACGTGAAGGTTCCGGTCTTGTTCTGTTTTTCCCTGAATCTCGGGCCAATCGTGGAATGATTGTTCGTTGGTCGCCTGATGAAGGCCACACCGAGGCGAGTATGGAATACTACTGGGGCTTAAAGAACCCGCCAAAGGATCAAGACGTTAGCGGCCTGATCGAGACATATGCACGGATTGGCGAATATACACCGATGGAGCGTGTTTATCGTGATTCTGCTGCGCTGCGGTCTACTCGTTGGGATTATTGAAAGGTCTTTAAAATGTATGCTGTTATACACCGACAGTCTAAGATTGTCGCCATAAGGTTTCTAAACCGAGAGGATGCTCTATTCTGGGCAATGCTAAACAATGCAACCCTAGACCTTGGTGAGGATGAACCGCCGATGTATGTTGTTGAAAAAGTAAAGGAACCCACAAAATGAGTAGTATCACAAGAAACGATGAACGTTGGACAGATGAACAACAGACACTGTGCGACATGGTGCGCCAACGTGAGGTAATGGCCTATATTCACAGCGTAAACAGTGTGATTAGACGTACACCCTTAGATTGGACTGAATCAGAGGCCCAGCACGCTCTAAAGTCTATCTTAACGTGTGTCGTTGCTACGTTTCACCTCAAAGTCACTGAAGGCGAGGTAATGAATGTTTGGATTGACTGTGTTGATGAAGCCATTGATACACTAGCAGACGATGAAGGGTTAAGCCTATGATTATGGTTACAGCCCTTGGATTGCTTTATATAATCTCACTTTGTTTGGAGGATTGAATAAAATGATTGACTTTAACGATTTTAACGAATTGGCTTATATGGAAGCTGAACGTATTGCCTATAACCAAGGCGACACAGAGAAGGCCGCTCTAATTGCTCGAATCATTGAGCTAGAGCAGGAAAAGGAAGAACAGAAGGAAGACTTTGAAGACATTTTGAACAAAATCAGGGATATTATATGATTGATAAACTATTAGCATTGTTTCTGCCCGTTAAACGAAAGGATAAATTAATATGATTTCAGGAACTGACATAGAAGACTATAAAAAAGATAACCCTCAACAGCTCTGGCAACTGGCAGAGCATCGACACAAAGACAAATACATTGAAATGCAAGGCATGGTATTTAAATATGGCTGGCTGGATGGTGCTTATGCTACCGTTTACGACCTCCAAGGCAACCAATACACCTTAAATGCATGGACTGAGTGTTGGCCTTTGAAGGGAAAGCCTCCAGAAGGGGCTTTAGGGGGTCAGGAAGGCTCTTAAAAGCCTCGGATAAGGGTAGGGTAGCCTGACACCCTGTTAGGCTCTTAAAACGTGTTTAAAGTGGTAAGGCCACGGAAACGAGGAGTGACTATGCGCTGTGTTTGTTGTGATGTGAGCTTGTCCGATGGTGAATCGGTATTGAAACACCCTGAAACAGGGAATTATTTGGATATGTGTTGTGAATGTTTGGTATCGACACAAATTGTTCCAAAGAAGCTGATTAATCAATTAATGGTTAGTCGATCAAATGAGGAATCTGTGCATCCGGACTTTAATGATACATTATAAGTTAATACACTTTAATGTATAATACACTTAATAAGTTAATTAACTATTAATGTAATATACATTATAAGTTACTTATATGTATCTTTAAAGAGCAAGAACCGTGCCAACTTAAAGGAGATAGTATGTCTTTAATCAAAGTATTTGCTTTGGTTGTCTTTATATGGATAGTGTCTATTATTACTCACCACTATTTAGTGGGAATTGAGAAAGATAAGGCTTATAATCAGGGATATGATGATGGAATGGCTGCTATTTCACCGGACTATTGTCTAAAGGAATTCAGCCAGAACGACACCAGAAAGTTTAGATACATTCAACGACAGTATTGTAAAGGAGTGACGAAATGACCACACAAACCGAAGCAATTAGCTTGGAACAAGCGGCGAAGCTGGCGCTGGATTACATGAAGTCTATCGGGCCTACGGATATGTACGCAGAAGAATGGACAATTGTCGGTAGGCTGGAGGCGGCACTGGCAGAGCAGCCCCGTGGCGAAGCCACATTAGCACAGCAAAGCGCGGAGCGCGGGGAGCCATGCGGGTGGCAGTTTTACCAAGACGGTAAGTGGCACAACGGCATGGAAACGAACAACCACCGAGCCAACACGGAAGCCGCTGGAGTTCCTGTGCGTGATGTGTACCCAGCCCCACAGCAAGCCCCCGACTACGCTTGGCCCACCGTTGAAGACTACGAAAAAGAAGTTGGCTTTGAGGTGAACGATGCGTTCCGTTCGGCTTGGGCTATGGCGAGAACCACGAACGACCTTTTCAAACAGATAGGGAGCGACACATGACCACACAAACCCAGTTACGAAGTAACGTAGAAGCCGAACGACTGGCTGATGCGTTGGAGCGCCAATTCCCTACTGGCACAGCGCAAGGCCACCTTGACGGAGAAGCCGCCGCCGAACTGCGCCGCTTGGTGTCGTTCAACCAGCAACTGATGGACGAAGTGGCACGGCTACAAAAGCGTGAGTGGGTTGGGCTGACTCTAACGGACAGGGAGGCTTTGCGAGATCAGTTTGAAGGGTGGAACTACCCAGCGGTGCTTGTCGATGCCATAGCTGACAAACTCAAGGAGAAGAATGAGCGTAAGGAGAAGAACACATGAACGACGACATCATCCGCATGGCGTGGGAGGCTGAAGAATGAGTGAATTACGTAAAGAGGTAGAAACTGAACTAGGTGTTACACCTGCCAAACCCGCCAAGGTAGGCCGTAGAATCCCTACGTTTGAGACACACGAAGCACCTAGCCATTGGAGAAAGACCCTTAAAGCTTGGGGGATATTCTTCTTGTCTGTTTTTGTGGTATCATTGTTGTTCGGTATCATTGTTGGACTACTTCAAAGGGGTATGTAACATGGGTAAAGTCAAAGCACTGGACATTGAGAGACAGGAGCAAGGCTTAAAGTTTGATGAGGATGAGTATGAGTTTGCCATGTATGAGATGTGGGGGCGAGGTGTCATTGCAGGGGCTGTAGAGCTGTGCAAACGTGAAGACTATGGTTACAGTAAGTTCTTGGATGAACTGCACAAGGCATTGAACGAATCAAGGGGTAACACAGCATGACTAAAGACCAGATCAGCGTCTTGTTCGAACAGACATTGCGTGAAGCTTGTGATGCTGGTAAAGCGTTTGACTTCTATCGGCTTTATGAGCTTATCGAGGAAAAAGCAAGAGAAGAAGAGCGTGAGGCTATCATGGATGAGTGGTGGATGTGTGTGCAGTCTGATTTGGAGAGCGGCGTGAAGTCGCTCAACGAACGCGCCGCAGAGAAGTGGAAGAAAGAGTATCCAGCGATTGCCGGGTTCGCCGAAACGATTGAAGCGAGGGGAAACACATGAGTGACACCACGACCAAACTGACCTACCTTGTGGGCGCAAAGCGTCTGCAAGAAAAGAACCGGGACACTGAGTACCTGCTGTCGCAGGAGCAGCTTGAAATGTTTGAAGCCCTTGTCCGTGCTGACGCGCAAGCGGAGGAGCGTGAGGCGTGTGCAAAGTTTATTGAGCATGACTATGTGCGTCAGTTTGAAAGACCTTGGCGTGTTGATTTGTCTGCCGCTATCCGAGCAAGGGGGAACACATGAAGACCGTAATTGAAGTGGCGCGGGAGGCTGGAGCTATACACATCCACAAAAGCCCAAAAGAGTTTGCACTTGTAGGCAATGAAGCAATTGAACGCTTTGCCGCGCTTATCCGTGCTAACGAGCGTGAGGCGTGTGCGAAGGTGTGTGAGGAATTGCAATCGCCGCCTGACTGGAATCTTGTGGCAGTTTTGTGGAAAGAATGCAGAAGCAAACTTGCCGCCGCCATCCGTTCGCGTTCTAGCGAACACGGAGCAAGAGGCAAAGAGACATGAGCGGGTGGCTTATAGCACTCACAGGGGTTATCTATGCTTATGTGGCCTTGGAGCAGGGTTTGAAGGGCAACATGGGTATGTGCATGGCTTACATGGGGTATGCTTTTGCTAACATTGGACTTTGGAAACTGGCATCATGAAGTATCGAGATTTAGAGTTTCGTCAGCTAGGAGAAGGACGTAAGCCTGAGATTGTTTGCTGGAAGGTGGGTGCAAACGATGAATGGTTTTGTTATACCTTATGTTGGTGGGACAGGGATAAAGAAGGATACAACCTTGAGTTTATTGGTTCTCGTCCTTTTGAGTACGACGACATTGGTACGTTATGGCCTTTGTTAGAGTACGCTGATAAAGTTCTTCAAGCACAGTTTGAACTAGAGAAGAAAAATGAAAGTTGAATCTAAGTTCGTTAAACACACTGCCTGTCCTCATTGCACCAGTAGCGATGGGAACAGCCTATACGATGATGGTCATGCTTACTGTCATGTCTGTCATGTATACACCCCATCCGGGGAAGAGCAAGAGGAGCTAGAGATAGCTCGATACAATGTAGCAAGGAAAGATGTAATGCAGCAGCTCCCAAGTGGACAAATCAAAGCAATCCCTGAACGAGGGATCAGTCAAGCAACCTGTGACAAGTTTGGAGTGACACAAGATGAAGGCAAACACTATTACCCTTATGCTGACGCAGACGGAACTAGAGTCGCTGTTAAAGTGCGCTCAGTTGCTGACAAAAGTTTCTCCATTGCCGGAGACTTCAAATCAGCAGCTCTGTTCGGTCAGTCTCTCTTTCACTCCGGTGGGAAATATGTCACGGTATACGAAGGAGAACTTGATGCACTGGCAGGATACCAACTCACAGGCTCTCAGTGGCCTAGTGTCTCCATCCGTAACGGAGCCAGTGCAGCCCTGAAGGACTGTAAAGCTCAATACGAGTGGTTGAACAGCTTTGAGAACATTGTTATCTGCTTTGATAACGATGAGCCGGGTAAGAAGGCTGCTAAAGAGGTGGCTGAGGTGTTCGGTCAGAAGGCTAAGATTGTGAAGCCTAAAGGTGCTTTTAAGGATGCCTGTGACTACCTCAAGGCAGGGGCTACCAAAGAGTTTGTTAATGAGTGGTGGAGGGCTGAGACATACATCCCTGATGGTATCGTCAATGCTGCATCCCTGTGGGAGGAAGTGGTTAAGCCTGAGCCTGTAGCAGAGGCACAGTACCCTTGGGAAGGCTTGAATAAGCTGCTCTATGGTCTGCGTCCTGCTGAGCTTATCACGGTCACTGCTGGCAGTGGTTTGGGTAAGAGTCAGTTCTTGCGGGAGATTCTGTATCACCTGCTCAAGACTACATCGTGGAACATTGGAGGGTTGTTCTTGGAAGAGTCAACACGTAAGACAGCACGGAGTATCATGAGCCTCCATGCTAACAAGCTGTTGCACCTACCAGACACACCTGTAACAGAAAGTGAATTGAAGGAAGCGTTTGATGCTACACTTGGTACTAATCGCATTTACCTGTTTGACCATTTCGGTAGCAGTGATGTGGACAACATCGCCAACCGGATCAGATACATGGCTAAAGCGTGTGATTGTCGTGTTGTATTCTTGGATCACATTAGCATTGTTGTATCTGGTCAAGATGTGGGTGACGAACGGAAGGCCATAGATAACATGATGACCAAACTACGCACACTGGTACAGGAACTGGAAGTTACTTTGATCTGTGTGTCTCACCTCCGTAGACCACAAGGTAACTCAGGTCACGAAGATGGTCAGAGTGTGTCTTTATCACAACTTCGAGGCTCAGGTGCTATTGCACAGTTGAGTGATGCTGTGATAACATTGGAGCGTAACAGCATGGCAGAGGATGAGGCAGAACGTCACACCACCAAAGTAGCTGTTGCTAAGAATCGCTACAACGGTTACACTGGCCCTGCTTGTGACCTGAAGTATGAGAAGATGACAGGTCGAATGTTTGAAATAATTGAAGATATTACTCTTTGAGATTAACTGGAGCAAATAAAATGAATGGAACTATTTGGAAGTTTGACGGTCAGAGAGGCATTGAGGTAGGTCGTAGCGACTTCAGGATTCAGTTGTCTGTCATCAATGACCACTGGCCTTTCCCCTCTGAGCCTATCTGGGTGGATCGTGGTGTCTGTGAGAAGGAACAGGAACCATCAGAGGTGTGGCATCAGAACAATGAGTTTGACCATGTGTTTATCCGCAACGGGGAGGCTCCGCTGTGAACAAGGACTGAGATGATAGATAAGAAACAATGTACGTGCTGTGGTGAGTGGTTAGATTTCTCTTGTTTTTCTTTTGGGCGTAAGCGTAAAGATGGAACATCAGCTTTACGTGCTCGTTGTAAGAAGTGTCAAGTTGCCGACCACTTGGATACGTACCACAACAAGGGAGGTAAGGAGAAACAGAAGAAAAGGTCTTTTAAAAACAATCTTACAAAGTATGGACTAATACCAGAAATGTATGAACAACTTTTGAAAGACCAGAAAAACAGTTGTGCTATCTGTGGTGCAGGAAGTGCCTTACGAGGTGGCAAGAAATACAACTTGTTTGTAGATCATTGTCACTCAACAGGTAAGGTTCGTGGTCTTCTCTGTCACACGTGTAACGCTGGTTTGGGTTACTTTAAGGACAACGAAGACCTGTTGCTACAAGCAAGAAAGTATCTAAATGATAGTCGGAATTGACATCGAAAACCGGATCGACAAGAGTAAGATTTGGGTGTGTGTAACCAAGGACTTTGAGACTAAAGAGGTTAAGAAATGGAAAGAACCGAAGGGACTTTGCGAGTATCTGGAAAAAGCAGACACAATAGTGGCCCACAACCTGCTATCCCACGATGCTCCGATCCTCAATGGTATGTGGAAAACGAAGATTCGTTTGAGCCAATGCTTCGACACTTTGATCGTAAGCCGACTACTCGATCCGAGCCTAGAGAACGGACACAGCCTAGAGGCATGGGGAGAAAGGCTTGGCTTACAGAAGATTGACTATCGAGCTGTATGGCTTTGGATGACTAACCGTAGCGAGAAGGACACACCTAAGCTGCTGGAGTTTGATGAGCCACATGAGGCATTGATGGATCACTACTGTGTCAGGGATGTAGATGTGCTAGAGGTGTTGTATCACCACTTGGTTAAATTACTCAATGAGAAAGAGTTTTCTACTCAATCCGTTGAGTTAGAACACAAGGTAGCTGCTATCATCTCGAAGCAGGAAAAGAATGGCTTTAAACTGGATCAGGTATATGCAACAAATCTGTTGGTTGACATTCAAGGGAAGCTGGACGGAATTTATGAGCAGATGCAGCAGAGGTGGCCTCCAGTCACCCTTGAGCGAATCTCAGAAAAGACTGGAAAGCGACTCAAAGACTCCGTTGTTACTTTCAATCCCGGATCAAGACAACAAATCGCTGAAAAGCTGATGGAGCTTGGCTGGCGGCCTAAGAAGCATACGGATAAGGGTCAGGTGATTGTTGATGAAGCTGTGCTATCTGAGTTAAAATACCCAGAAGCAAAGCTGATCCTAGACTACCTACTCTTACAGAAGCGTATCTCTCAGATCAAGTCTTGGTTTGACTGTGTAGGTTCTGATGGTCGTGTGCATGGTAGGGTTATGACCAATGGAGCAGTGACAGGCAGGATGACACACAGTAGTCCTAACATGGCTCAGATTCCTAACTCTGGGTCGCTGTATGGGCCGGAGTGTCGAGAGTGCTGGACTGTGGAAGATGGTTATGTGTTGGTAGGGGCTGATGCCTCTGGTCTTGAGCTACGTATGTTGGCTCACTACATGAAGGACGAAGAGTATGTCAAGACAGTCGTTGAGGGAAGCTCGAAAGATGGAACGGATGTCCATACGAAGAACCAAAAAGCTGCTGGTCTACAAACGAGGGATCAGGCTAAGACATTTATCTACGGGTTCCTCTATGGTGCAGGGCCAGCGAAGATCGGTGCTATTGTTGGTGGATCGGCTAAGGATGGACAACGACTTATTGATTCCTTCCTTAAAGCGACTCCCTCGCTCCAGCGCCTACGAGATACAGTTGCCAAGTATGCGAGTAAGGGCTTTGTACCGGGGCTTGATGGTAGAAAGATTTGGGTACGTTCCGAACATTCGGCGCTCAATAGCCTACTTCAAGGAGCAGGGGCAATCGTGATGAAACAGGCATTGGTGATTTTTGACAAGAAGATTCGACAAAACAAATGGCCCGTGCGTCTAGTAGCAAACGTCCATGATGAAATTCAAATGGAAACATTGCCTGAGTTCGCAGACATTGTTGGAGAGGCTTGTCGCCAGTCCATCATCGAAGCTGGTCAGTATTTTAATTTACGCTGCCCGTTAGACGGGGAGTACAAGAAAGGTAAGTCATGGAGGGACACCCACTGAGAAAATGCAAGGACTGTGGTTTAGAGTCGAGCGACCTATCCTTGTTCGTAAAAGATAAAGGATCAAAACATGGAAGGCGTAATCTATGTCTTTCCTGTGTGGTTAAACGCAATGATGCACATCCTAAACAAAAGGACTGGAAGACAGATCACCAAGTAAAGAAACGATATGGAGTTACAGCGGCTGAGTATAAGGAAAAGATGAACAGTTCTTCTTCCTGTGTTCTATGCGCCTCTTCTGAGAATCTTTGCTACGATCATGACCACAGTACGATGAAGTTTCGGGGTGTTCTGTGTCGGTCTTGTAACACTGCGTTGGGACTGTTTCAAGACAATCCTGAGCTTTTACGAAAGGCGGCTGATTATGTCGAAACCTTCTGAGAGAAAGATCATTATCACTGTGGATGACGTAGCCTTCAAGGTAGACTTTGAAGGTGAGTTCTCCGTAGGTGAGGCATATGCTGTGTTCCTTGGTTGTCTAGAAGAAACTGAGGTACAAATGGAAGATATTGCTGGTGTAATGCTTGACAAACCTGCATCAGGTGTGTTACACTAATAGTATGGCAGGGAGGAAAGACTCCCAAGTTTAAACTTTTAAAGGAAATTGAAATATGAGCGATTTGAAACCAGTGAAGATTGAAGGTACTTTGTTTTGGAGCCGTTGGATGGGTGAATTTAACACCAAGTTCAACGATGCCAATGAGAAGTATGAAGCAACCATTGGAGAACTCAGCGCAGGTGCAGTGGCAGCATTGACCAGCTTGGGTATCAAGGTTAAGAACAAACCTGAGATGGGCGACTACATTGTCTGTAAGTCTAAGTTTGTGTTTGAACCTAAAGACACTGCTGGTAAGGCTGTAGAGATCAAAGACATTGGCAACGGCACTAAAGGTGTGTTCCTTGTCTCTAGCTACTCTCACAAGCTCTCTAGCAAGCACGGTAATGCACCTTCTCTGAAGACCATTACCATCACTGACTTGAAGAAGTATGAGCCTGTGGTTGAAGCTGAGGAAGACGTTGTTCTGTAATGACAGATGAGCCACGAAAACTGGCTCTAGTAGATGCTGACTTCTTGGTGTATCGAATTGGCTTTGCAGATAGAGATGCAAGCGAAGGGATCGCCAAGAGTCGGCTCACTAAGCTACTGTTTGACATTGTGTACGAGAAGCTGAAGGCTGATGACTACAAGGCTTGGATCACAGGGAAGAACAACTACAGGTATGAGATGGCTGTTACAGTACCTTATAAGGGCAACAGGAAGGACTTAGAGCGACCTCCACACTATGAGGTGCTCAGGGAACACTTGTTGCGCCTAGGGGCTGTAATGACCGATGGTGATGAGGCTGATGATGCAGTGGCTGAAGCTTCCGTAGATGGTGGGTGGATTGTCCATGTAGACAAAGACCTCAACCAGCTTCCGGGCTGGCACTACAACCCTGTTAAGGATGAGAAGTATTATGTTACGGAGGAAGAAGGACATCGTAGCTTCTACACTCAGCTATTAACTGGGGACAGGATAGATAACATCTTGGGATTGGACGGTATTGGGCCTAAGAAGGCTGAGAAGATATTGAAAGATGCCAAGACCGAGTTAGAGATGTATGAGGCTGTTAAGGCTGCATATGAAAAGAATGGAGTATCGCATGAACGGTTACTTGAATCAGGAAACTTGTTATGGTTAAGACGCAAAAGAAACCAGCTCTACCAACCTCCTTCACCCTCGCAGGAAGTGAATGGAAAGTAGTGGAGACTGAAGGGTTCTATGACCAAGGAATGTGTTATCCTGAAGAATGTATGATTCGTATCCGTAAGGAGTTGAACCAACAGGCTAAGGAAACCACTTTGTATCATGAGCTAGTCCATGCTATCTTGTTTAGTATGGGTAAGAGTAACCATGATGAGGAGTTTGTCGATACGTTCGGTGGGTTCCTACATCAATACATGAAGACAAGGCAGTGATGGCAGCGAATAGAGCAAAACACAAAGCAGCTCTGAAGCATGGCTACAGAAGTGGGTTGGAGGATACTGTCGCTGAACAACTGGATATGATGAGAGTCAAGTACACGTATGAGGAGCTAAAGATTTCCTATACTGTGCCTGAATCTAAGCATACCTACACACCTGACTTTGTTCTTTCCAATGGTATCATTGTGGAGACTAAAGGTAGGTTTGTGACAGCAGACAGGAAGAAACATTTGTTGGTTAAGAGGCAACACCCTGAGTTGGATATTAGGTTCGTCTTTAGCAACCCTCGCTGTAAGATAAGTAAATTATCTAAGACAACCTATGCTGACTGGTGTGACAAGTATGGCTTTAAATATGCGGCTAAAATGATACCGCAGGAGTGGTTAAATGAGACTTGAACAACTTGCAGAGAATCCTGATGGAAGTGCAGACTTCAGCATCAGTGACCTGACAGAGGAAGAAGTGATGTTCTTTGTTCGATTGGGTATCATCAAGGCGCTAGAAGATGCGCTTAAAGATGCTGCTAAGTATGACCCTAACCTTGTGATTAACGATGAAGACAGCTAAACAAAGTGTAGAACTCTTGGACTGGTGTGGGGATGATCTCAGTGTTGTTAACGCAGCACGGGTGTCCTTCGCCAAGCAAAGTAGTTGGAGCAATGTCGGTGAGTATGAACACGCTGGCGGGGATTTGGAGCTACCTGAGAAGGATGCCAAGCTGATTAAGTACCTTGCAAAGCACAAACACAAGAGTCCTTTCAATCACTGCTTTATGTCTTTCCGAGTCAAGGCCCCCATCTTCGTAGCTCGTCAGTTGGTGAAGCACGAATACTTGCCTTGGAATGAGGTTAGTCGTAGGTATGTGACAGAGGAGCCTGAGTTTTACTTCCCGGAGGTGTGGCGTAAAGCTGCTGATAACGTGAAGCAGGGTAGTAGTGAGGAGCCAGCCTATATGATGGTTGATCTTCACGGGGAAGATTGGTTAGTTAAAGATGTTATGCAGGACTTTACCAAAGACTGCTTATTCATCTACGAAAATGCAATCAAAGCTGGTGTATGTCCTGAGCAAGCTCGTATGGTGCTACCTCAGAACACTATGACTGAATGGATTTGGAGTGGAACCTTGTTTGCTTTTGCTAAGATGTGTAAGCTGCGGCTAGACCCTCACACGCAGAAGGAAACACAGGAGATTGCAAGGATGATTGACGGTGAAGCTAAGACGCTGTATCCTGTGTCGTGGGCTGCTCTTATGGAGTATGGTGAGTGAGATGAACATCTTTAAATGTAAGCATCCTTTTGAGTTTTTACAGGTAGCGAAAGACGCAACTGAGACTCCAATCGATGAAGACTTTACAAAGATCAGTTATCACTTTTATTGCTCTAAGTGCAACAAAGAAGTAACAACATCCTATGCCAAGATGGTAGGCGGTGTTGATGCTTTTATTGAAAGAGGTAAAACAACATGAGAATGAATGACTATCAGAACAAGGCTATGGGGACATTGTTGGAATCAGCTAACAATGCTCCTTATATGCTCTTGAATCTCAGTAGCGAGGTGGGTGAGCTTCACAGCTTGTTTGCCAAGAATCAGCGAGATGGTGGAGATTTAGACTGGAACCTAGTTAAGAAAGAGCTAGGTGATGTATTGTGGCAAGTAGCAGGATGTGCTCATGTCTTTGGTTACAAGTTGGAGGATATTGCTCAACAGAACCTAGACAAACTGGCTGCTCGTAAACTCAAAGGAACCCTGAAAGGAAATGGCAATGAACGAGAATGAAATCACTAAATACCGTGTTACAATCAAATTTGAACACGAGGAATACGGTACTACTATCCGTAAGGTAGAGATTGATGATGCTGCTCCGTGGACAGACCACCTCCGTGAGTATGTAGACATCCTTGGTCAAGTCTATGGCTACTCTATCCGAGACAAGGTAGCTGCTGGAGGCATGGTCTGGGGGTTGTGGCTTGATGATGAACGTCCTACGTTTGACCACACAGAAGGCAAGGTTTATAAACAGGGTGACGAAGGCTACGGTGACGTTCCCGGCGTTCGTCGGAATAATCAGGAGTTCTAATGAAAATCTTAGTCATTCCTGATGCACAGGTGAAGGAGGGTATTCCTCTCCAACACTTGACTTGGGCAGGTAAGGCTATCGTGGACTATAAACCTGATGTGGTTGTGAACATCGGAGACTTCGCTGATATGCCTAGTCTCTCAACACACGACATCAAGGGTTCTAAGTACTTTGAAGGCTTACGCTACCAGAAGGACGTAGAGGCTGTTAAAGAGGCTATGAAGCTTCTTCTACAGCCTCTGCGAGATGAACAGGAACGGTTGAAACGGAACAAGGAGAAGGTATACAAGCCTCGGATGATTCTGACGCTTGGGAACCACGAGAATCGTATCAACCGTGCGGTGAACAATAACCCAATGTTGGAAGGGCTTATCAGCACCAAAGACCTTGGATATGAGAAGGATTGGGAAGTTCATGAGTTCTTACATCCAGTGTTCATTAATGGTGTGGGGTTCAACCACTACTGGCCTGTTGGCGCAATGGGCCGTCCTGCTTCCAGTGCCTCTGTCTTGGTTAATAAGCTCCACATGAGCTGTGTTGCTGGACATATGCAGGGTAAGCAGGTGGCTTATGGAAAGAGAGCTGATGGTAAGTCAATCTGTGGTATAATCGCAGGGAGTTACTATCTTCACGATGAGGATTACATGGATCAGTTGTCGAATAAACACTGGCGTGGTCTTGTAATGCTCAATGAGGTTGAAGATGGTCACTTCGATGAGATGTTCCTCAGTATTGAGTATCTAAGCCGTAAATACGGTGGGGAGGAGAAATATGAGCAAAAACCCTGATTGTAACGGTTGCTTCTACCAAGAAGTAGACCCTAGAGAGGCTCCGTGTAACTCATGCTTTGCTACGGCTAAGTATGTGCATCGGGATGTGTTCAAGGATGTGTCTGATAGCCCTGTGTTTAAACAGACAGGAAAACTATCATGGGAGTACGACACTGTGAACAAACCTAAGCACTATATGCTATTCTCTCCTGAAGAGATTGGTATGCGAAGTGCTGATGATAAAGGTATTGAGGTTCGAGATGTGATTGAGAAGCTGGTCAACAAGGTACGTGAAGGCCATGCTATCCCTTTCTGGAAAGAAGCTCCTCTGTTTGAGGCTGACTATGTGCAGATGATGCAGTATGTCATGCGCTACATGGACAAGAATGGTGTGGAAGACCTGAAGAAGGCTCGTTGGTATTTGGATAAGATGATCGATGCATATGAGTAACATCACTTTCCCAGAACTGAAGGAGCGTCTTCGAGAAGTAGAAGAGACTATGCTAATTGAGTTACTGAACATCAGAAGCGAGGACATCGTGGAGAAGTTCAGCGACGAGATTGAAGAACAACAAGATAAATTAAAGGATTATTTGAATGACGAATGAAATTGTTACCCCGTTTAGCTCCGTTGGTTACCTGACCTACAAGCGCACCTATTCCCGCCGCTTGAATGAGAATGATGCTGACAGCCCAACAGAAGAGTTTGAAGACACCATTAACCGTGTTGTCAATGGTGCTCGTAACCAGTTGAAATGTAACTTCACTGCTGAGGAAGAGCAGCGTCTGAAGCGTTATATGCTGGAGTTGAAGGGTACTGTTGCAGGTCGATTCCTGTGGCAGTTGGGTACAGACACAGTGGGTAAGTTGGGTGGTGCAAGCCTCCAGAACTGTGCATTTAAGGTGGTGAACTCTCCTGTGGAGCCGTTTACTTGGGCAATGGATTTGTTGATGTTGGGGTCTGGTGTTGGTTACAATATTCAAAAGCAGAACGTGGAGAAACTTCCTCCTGTCAATGAGAATTTTGTTCGGCCTACCCGTATTGATTCTGCTGATGCTGACTTTATTGTTCCTGACTCTCGTGAGGGATGGGTGGCACTACTCGGCAAAACGCTCAAAGCGGCCTTTCTAGCCCATAAGAGTGGTAAGCAGACGTTCAGCTACTCAACACAGTTGATTCGTTCTAAAGGCGCTCCTATCAAAGGCTTTGGCGGCACAGCTAGTGGCCCAGAGGACTTGGTTTGGGGTATCGGTAAGATTGGTGAGATTCTGGAGAAACGAGCAGGTAAGAAGCTCCGTCCAGTTGATTGCTTGGACATCATGAACATCATTGGTGCTGTTGTCGTTGCTGGTAACGTGCGCCGTAGTGCTCAGATTGCTATTGGAGATGCTGACGATGTGGAATATCTGCTTGCTAAACGATGGGACTTGGGAAATATTCCATCGTGGCGCGCAATGTCCAACAACAGCGTTGTTTGCCACGACATTGGAGACCTTCATGACTTCTTCTGGGATGGATACGAAGGCAAAGGAGAACCTTATGGACTTATTAACCTCAAGCTCTCCCGTAAAGTTGGACGCCTAGGTGAGACAGAGTATCCTGATCCTGAAGTTCAAGGCTACAACCCTTGTGCGGAGCAGAGCTTGGCTGATGGTGAGACCTGCTGCTTGGCTGAGATTTACTTGCCCAATGTGACGAGTAAGGAAGAACTGGCTGATGTTGCTAAACTGCTGTATCGAGTGAATAAACACTCTCTGGCTTTGCCCTTCCACTTGAAGGTCACTGAGGAGATTGTCCACAAGAATATGCGTATGGGTATCGGTATCACTGGTGTCTTGCAGTCGTCTGAGGAACAGAAGTCTTGGTTGAATGATGTGTATACGCAACTGCGTGAGTTTGATAAGGAGTATTCTGCTAAAAATGGTTTCCCTGAGTCGATTAAGATTACCACGGTCAAGCCTTCTGGTACGCTGTCGTTGCTCCCCGGTGTGACTCCGGGTTGCCATCCAGCCTATGCCCGATACATGATTCGTCGTATTCGTATCAGTGCCAATCACCCGTTGGTGCAGACTTGTCGAGATCATGGCTACCCTGTGGAGTACCAGCAGAACTTTGATGGTTCAGAAGACCGTTCAACAATGGTTGTGTCTTTCCCCTTCCGACACCCTGACAATGCGGTGTTGGCTAAAGACATGACTGCTATTGACCAGTTGGAGACAATCAAGTGGTTGCAGTCTGAGTGGAGTGATAACAGTGTGAGTTGTACCGTGTACTATCGTATGGAGGAGTTGCCTGAGATCAAGAAATACTTGAAGAAGAACTACAAGACCAACCATAAGAGTTTGTCGTTCCTGTTGCACAATGAGCACGGGTTCAAACAAGCTCCTCTGGAAGAGATTACGAAAGAGCAGTATGACGAGTTGGTGGCTAAGACCCGATTGATTACCAGCATCAGTTCGCTGGATATTGGTCTGGACGATGCTGAGTGTGCCTCTGGTGCTTGCCCAGTTCGCTAAGGAGTAGATATGATGTGGAAAGTAGAAAGACACAGGCAGTTGTATCTTGAGACTCTAGTTTTCATAGTTGAAGACCAGAGCCTCTCTCGCTTGATTGAAGAGCTTATGGTAGAAAAAGACATATCCTATATCAAAGTGGAGCCAACCCTTATAGCCTATGTTAATTATGAAAACAAGGAACAAGAATGATCTTTGATTTTAGTTGGAAAACAGGTCTGGTCTTCGGACTGGAATACGAGGAAGTATTGGTCATGAACGAGGAGGACGACAAGGATGAAGGTATCGTTGCTAACTGCATCAACCTGCATCTAGGTCTGGGTACTCTGTCCATGATGTACTAACCCTAGAAACAAGAAAGCCCCTGTCAAAGTAGACCTTATGGAGTCTACCTTGCAGGGGCTTTTTTTATTAGCTTAACTTAGCGCTTAGGAGGCTTCTTCTTGCCTTTTTTACCGTAACCAGAACCACATGGCATATTATTCTCCTTTCTTACCAGCTTTCATGTCCATGATCTTCTCCAAGGTGCGACCACCGAAGTAGAAGGACATAACCAACATACCCCACTGACCAAGCAGGGTGACGTAAACCTCGTTAGCATCATAATCAAACGCTGACATCAAGGCAAAGAGGAAGTAGCCCACGAAGATAGCTACAAGGGTCATAGGACGGATATTCTTAGACAACCAAGAGTCAGAGGCCATATCAGCCCTCATGCGCTCTGTGAGGTTGTTTTGCTCCGTCTTGTAGAGGTCAGTCTCATTGGCAATCTTAGCCAGTTCACCATCCTGCGCCAGCTTCGTTAGCTCAAGTTGTGCCCGAGCTTTAGCTTCTGGATCAGGGATGAGTTTGTCTACTAAGTGTGTACCTAGATTTAACAACTGAGCGATTGGAATCATTCTTTATCTCCATATAAGGCAAGAACATTTCTTGCAAATGTCAACAGTTCTTCTTTACTTGCCATATTTTTCATTGAATTTGCTTGTCTTGAGATTACTTCAACATTTCCTTTGATGTAACCTTTGTCAGAGTCGATCCTATCCAATGAAGCATTACTCCAAGTAACACCGTTTCCAAGTTGTCTAGTTAGCGGAATACCTAAATATTTACAGTTCTCTGGAATAACAATATCGGACACCTCTAAATCAAAAGACAGTCCTTTCTGTGATGCAGAGCTTTTGGCTTGCCACAGCATTTTTAGTTCCCAGTTTTGTAGTCGATATTCCACAACCTTTGAAATATGCTCTTGTTTTTTATTATGGTAGTTGTTATTTCGTTTGATCTTTTCGCAGGACAAGCAGAAAGGACGTCTAGAATGGTTTTTAGATTCTGTTCTTAATCGAAAGTTTTTAGAAGGTTTTGACTCCGCACAGCTTTCACATTCTTTATAAAACACTCCAGAATCCAGTCCTAAGATTTGACGCTTGCCGCCAATCTCCAATAGTCCTGCTAATGGAATCATACGACCAACCCTTGTTGATAGACAGTCTTACCACCAACCTTCACAGCAGTGAGGACTTGGCATTTAAGGTTGTCTTTGTCGTAGCTACAATGCACCCATCCTGCGTTAGGATCAGTCTTGGACGGGAACTCAAGGATGAGCTGTGTGAACTTCAGGTTGTCCTTAATCCATTCAGCTAGTTCCTTGTTGTGCATACCCATGACTTCAAAGTCAGCAGCTTGGCCTTTGCAGTGGTCAGAGGTGGCAGAACCACCAATGGCCTTGTTCACAGCAGGGCTGCGATATGCAGAGGTTACAACCACAGGCCCAAACTTATCACGTACAGGCTGTAGGATGTTGTCTACCAACAACTGAAGGTTGTCAATAGCAATCATCGAAGGAGTGTTATCCAACCCTTGTCGAACGGCTGCTTCTGACTTACTGAGTTCAGCTACGCTGAAGTTTTTACTTAGTTGCATTTATTCTCCTTATTGTTGACCAAAACCTTCAAGCAAGGTTGCATCGTCAGGTTGATAGGACGGAGCGGCTTCTTGCTGAGAACCAACCAGAGCACCTGTCGCACCGCCAAACATATAAGCACTTCCGCTGTTCTTAGCCATTTTGCCTAGAATATTAAAAGCTTTGTCTGTAAACCCTTTAGTCTCAAACTCTGCCATCATTTGAGCGGAGAGTTCAAGATTCTTAGGATCAAGCAAAAACTTCTGGACTTCTTCGGATTCAGTCTTACTAGACTGTCCTTGGAAGAAACGAGACAAGTGGTTAATTACAACACGGGCAGGAGAAAGAATCTGGTTCCTGAATTCACCTAAAGAGGTAGAAGGTTTAGTCCCAAATGTTTCTTCAAACTTAGTCTTTTCAATGGTGGCAGGATTGATGTTGAACTTGAATGGGTTGTCTTTCAATCGTTGAGATGCTTCTACAATAAACTCAATGTTTTTAGTTTCATTCCGACCAAACATCTTTTCAAAAGCTGCACGGTTAGTAGTGAACAGCTCCACACGATCACCCTGAGCCTGAAGAACGTCATTAAGCAAAGCTGCTTTAACACCTTCCTGAGCTACTTTATCCTTAGAGGTGATAGAGATCAGCTCGTCTAGCTTCTGAGGGTTATTCAAAGCTTGACGAACCACGCCTGAAATACCATCAGAAGTACCATAGGATTTAGTCCAGAGGTTTTCCACAGTAGCAATCTTATCGTTCTTCTGGGCTTCCAGAATACGGGTACGATTGGTTTGTAAATCAGCCACGCGAGAACCGAGAGTCTCAAGCTCCTGACGAAGGCCGGGAACTTGGTCAATTTTGTCCTTATTCGCTCCCATGTAACGCTTCAGTTGGGCAGGGTTAATCTGTCCTTGAAGGTTAACAATAGAGCGATTCTGACTGATGTCGTACAGGAAAGCATCTTTAACAAGCTGGATACCTTCAGGATTGTCCCCGACAATAGCCATAGTCTGCTTCAAAGAAGAAGCGTTCTGTGTCATTTTAGGGACAGTATCCTCAACGAACTTAGCACGATTGATGTTCACCACGCCTTGCTCTTTGAAAGGTAAACCAAGACGGGTAGCATACTCTCGATCCAGCGCACGGTAGGCTTGAGCAAAAGCAGGATCAACTGCATCAATAGCTGTCTCTACTTGGTCTTTCAAGAGATACAAACGACGAAGATCATCTTTGTTGTCTGTGTCACGAATAGAGCGATTGACCTCTCGTTTCAAGCTATCCAACGTAGACAAAGGAACATCTTTAGGAACAGGAGCTTGTTTAGCAACCCGATACTTTTCAGTAATCTTTGTCGAGGTTGTAGCAGGAGTGGTAAACTCTTTCTGAATCAAACCATACAAACGAGGAAACTTCTGGAAGACATCTTTGTTCAGTTGGTCTGAGGTGAAGTTACGTAATTCTTTCGCAGCGTCGCCGGGAAGACTGATACCCATTTCTTTTGCTGAAGTCAGGAGTTCTTCGTATTGAGGACTAAGCTCTGAACGAATCGCAGCTTCTTTGGCATCAATCAAACTTGACAACCGTTTACCTGTCTCCAGATTACCCGGAGCTTGTAGCTTAGAGGTAAGGCTTGTGATAGCCTCGTCAATCTTAGTCAAGCCCATCTCTCGTTTAGCTGCTTTTTGTTGAGCAGTCGCCACCAGTTGAGTGTTCTTCTGTTGGGCTTCTAGTGCCTTCTTTTTAACGTAAGCGTCCACCTCTTGCATGGATGGTGTCTTACCTCGTTGAGCAGCTTTAAGAGCCTTTTCAGCAGCTTCATACTGTTGTTTTAGAGCAGCAGTGAACTCTACGTTAGAGCCTCGTGACATTTGAGACTGGAGATAGGTACTAATAGTAGTATCCCCGTCAGCAGCAGCTAACATAGGAAGACTGATACCAGTTTGTTGCTCAATCTCAGCAGCTCGAAGAACCGTAGGGCCGAGCTGAGGGTTAGCACGTAAAGCGGTCTGAGCTTGAACAGAGGCTTGAGCTTGCCCTAAGACATTAGAAGCACCTTGGGCTGTTTGCGACAACTCAGACCCCATACCACGAGAAACCCACAAGTCAAAAGCGTTCTTCCCTAGTGCAAACGGAGCAGCTGTTACAGCACCGACTACGGGGCCAACAACAGGCCGCAGTGCGCTGTCTTCAGGGGTAGCTCTTTCCGCTGCACCAGCAGCAACACCTGAAGCTGCACCAAGAGCGCCTTCAAACGCCAAGCCTCGACCTGTTTGTGGAATAACTGCCGAAGCAAGGTTTGCAGCGTAAGGGGCTACACGACTGCCCTGCGTCAGGAGTTGAGCACCACGAGCAGCCCCTGCCATGATAGGAACAGCCATAGCTCCTTGAAGAGCGTCATCCACCCATGTGCGAGGTTTAACTTGTGCTTCAGCAGGAACAGGCTGCTGTCGTGGGCCAGTGGCTGACTCACCGGGAATTTCCCATGTCTGTGGGTTCAAGCCAAAGTCTTCCGGTTTAGCCATTCCATTACGAATGGCAGCCCGAGCTACTTCTTCTTTAGAAGTGCCTTCTGGGACACCTTTAATAATCTTACCATTTGGCAGTTTCACGTCCATGTTAATTTCCTTGCTTTATTTTTTAAGCTGAGACCACTCAACAGCGTCGGTGTTTGACCCTATATTAGGGAATAGAGTTTGAGCAGTATCTTCACTCAAGTTACCTTCTTTCACCCCAATAGTGCGAGCCTTGCCCATCTTCTTATTGATACGATCTACACTTGTTTTCTCTAGCAGCGAAGCCACAGTATAGAGCTGTTTCATAATGTCTTGATTAGGAACACCCTCAATCTTCTTGTTAGCCCAATCCAAAGCACCTTGAACAAGACGAGGATCAACACCAGTCCTGCGGATGTCTTCGTTAGACAGCTTACCCTCACCAATAGCTTTAGCAACCTGTGTTCGAGCAGCTTCCCAAGCCTGAGAGTTGTTAGAAGTAGCCGCTACGTTAATCAACTGCTTAGTAGTCTCAACGGAGCGAAGCATCTCTTGGTCAGGTGCTGTTAACTTGTCAATGTTATTCATCAAGTCAGTTACGCTTGCACCTTGTTTAATCGTAGGTGAGACAGTTACGGTAGTTCCTCGTCCTTTTGAAACACCTTCAATCACTTTATTAACTTCAGCAATCTTTACAGGATCGGTCAAACTATCACGATACAGTTGGAGCTTTTCAATTTCAGTCTGGGTTAGATTTTCAGTCAAGACCAAATCATTCACGTTGCGGGTTTGAGCATATTTACCCAACGAAGCAGTGGTATATTTACCAGTCTTAGCCAGCTCTTGCACAGGATCAGCTTCACGATTGCGCTGGTTAGCCAAAGCCTTGGCAGCATCGACATCTGCAATGCCTTTCTCCAGCTCCAAAGCACGACCAATCAAAAGGTTAGCAGTCTGAGGATCAGCATTAGCAGCAGCAGTACGCAGTGCATTAGGATCACCAATATCCAAACCACCGAGCAAACCTTGACGGGCACGAGCTTGAGCCATCTCAGGGTCTTCATAGCCCAGAGCCGCACCAGCAGCATTGCCTAGCTGAGTAATACCTTGAAATAAGCCCATACGAGCTGATTCCAGAGGAGACAACCGAGCAAACTGTAACGCTTGCTTTTGCATCTCTGCATCCCGTTGTGCTTGGATGTCTTGAGGAGTGAAACCAAATAGAGATTGTGTTACGTTAGCCATTGTTTATTCTCCAAAACCGCCAGCGGTATACTGACCACTCATCAATCCTCGGTTATAGTCTTGCTGTGCTTGTTGTGAGTTATACCCACTACCGTAGTTACCGTACTGTGTTTGAGGTTGGTTAATATAGTTAGCTAGTCCTTGTGTCAATGCTTTGTTTTGACCTGCAAGCATCAAACTCTCACCCAGAGGGTTATAGCCTTGTACTCTCCCGAGAGTCTGAGCAGCAGCGTTACCACCTTGGAACAATGCTTGAGCGCCAGCAGTGTTCACCGCACGACCACCAAGGTTAGCACCAATCTCAAGAGGCTGTTGGCCCAATGTCTCAATACCTTGAGCTTGTTGGAGCTGAGTGTTGAGAGGAGCGTAGCCGCCAGAAGCAATACCGAAGGCATCCTTGAATAGACCTGTACCAAACTGAGTCTGAGCGCGTCCTTGTTCCTGAGCGCGAGCAGCCAATTCAAGGTCTTGTTGTGCCACAGCGTTAGCAAAGGCTTGAGCCAGAGGGTTAGCCTGACCACCACCAGCTTGAGCGACACCTAGACCCTGAGTACCAGTCTGTGCCAATCGGTTCATCAAACCACTCATGGCCTGTTCACGACCCGGAGCCAGTGCAGCCTGTTGAGAAGCCATCCACTGCTGTGCTGCTTGCTCAGGTGTCTGAGCCATGTATTGTTGACCAAGACCAAACAACCCTTGAGCTGCTTGAAGACCTTGCTCCGTGAGGCCCATGCCTTGCCCTGTCTGAGCGAGGATACGGTCACGCAAGGCTTGCATCTCAGGTGTCAGCTCATAGCCAGCGCCTGTCAATCGACCATCCGCATCAGTCTCAAAGCGAGACTTACCAAAACCAGTGGTGATAGCTACAGGACGGAATCGAGATTCCTCTGCTGCAATCCGTGCTGCTTCCATTTGAGCTGCTGCTTGAGAATTAGCTGCTTTCTCAGCGGATCGTCCCGATAGTACGCCACCAAGGAGGGAGGCTCCCCCACCAATGAGTGCTGCTGTAATAGGCATCTTAAACCTCTTCTTTCATGTGAATTAATACTTCATCAATGTGATCTTCATCAGTCTCTTCAGTCGCATGGACACAGAACCAAGAAGAATCTTCAACAGCGTAGATAGCATGGTTGATACCAGCTTTAATCGTTACCACTGTCGGTGCTGTGTATTCCACAACCTCACTGTCATCTGTCTTGACCAGAACCTTACCAGAGGCAAGGATACTCATATGGTCAAAGTTATGAGAATGACTCAAGGCTGTGTATCCAGCAGGTAGCGTCATTTGTTTGGCATATACCCCACTGGAGAAGTGATGGACAATGCCTAGATCAACCTCAAAAGTTCCTGCCATCTCTTGAGCAGCTTGTTTGATTGTCTGTGTCATACTCAACGAAGCTCAGTCCAGTATTCGATGTACCCGGATGAAGAATAAGTTACTCCATTAGGCACAATAGCCGATAAGGTTGCCTGTGCTCCGCTACTGGTTGTTGGGTTAGAACACCTACCGACTACAACACCTCCAACGGTCAGAGTAGTGGTTGTGTAGACACCGTTAGATACCAGAATGTTCACCATGATAGGCTTACCTGTGCTGTTGGTGTAGGTAGTCCCTGATGTTCGACTAGCTGTGACATCCTGCCATGTCTGAGACACACCAAGCATTTCCACCGTCTGCCATGTCTGATCTCCTCGCAGGTAGGTTGAGCTGCTGGCAGTACCTGAACCAAGACGGGCGGTTCCTAGAGTACCTGTAGTAATGTTCGCTGCATCGTTAGTACCAAGGTTAGTTCGAGCGTTAGCAGCAGTAGAAGCACCTGTACCACCATCAGCAATAGCCAAGTCCGTGATACCTGTAATCGAACCGCCAGTGATAGCAGCAGCAGACTGAGTGGCTGCTACAGCCGTGGTGACAAAAGCAGTGGTAGCAATCTGGTTGGTGTTAGTCCCTGCTGAAGCTGTAGGTGCAAAAGGTGTACCTAAGAACGTAGGGCCAGAGATGTCAGCCTTAGACGTTACCGCCGTAGCAATGTTGTTAAACTCAGTATCAATTTCAGTTCCTTTGACAACCTTTAGAGGGTCGCCAGAAGGCAATCCATCCTTGACTGCAAAGTTAGTGCTCTTCGTGTAATTAGCCACTATACTCTCCTGTTAAATTAGTTTGCCTTCTTTGGCCTGAATCTCAATCTTCTGGATACTCAAAGGAGCACCATTGATGTCTGCCTCATATCCTGTCTGATAAATCTTACCTGAGCCGTTAGGATAAATCACCAGCGGTTGAGTAAGAACACCCTCAGCATATTCAGCCACAGTGTAAACGTCTTCGTTATAGAAAGACAAACCCTGTGCTTTAATCGTAGCAATCTGTGACTTGTAGTTCTCACTAAAGTCATAGCCCCACTTGACAATCACTGCTTGGTTGTTACCTCCAATCACATACACTGTCACTTTCTTTGGGATAGAAGTGATATTCTGGTTCCCCAAGTCTGTGTGGTTGGTGTAGTATTGGAACAAGTATTTCTGTCCGTTGTCTTGGAAACCGAAGTACTTACCAACATAACCTGTCATTCCCATCAGCATCCTGCGGTCACTGGTGTAGCAGAAGCTCTTAGCTCCAAGTCCTTCCCACACCGTAGCACGGGCAGCACCATCAGGCAAAGCAGCTTTGGTGTCAAAGCAGTAGGCTTGGCTCACTGAAGGGAAAGTCAGGAGGTAGAAGCCATCAAACGGGTTATAGACACTCTTGATGTTAGCAGCAGTCTCACCACTGACAATAGACAGCATCTCATCACGCACGTTCTTAGACAAGTCACGCAAAGGAGCTGACTTCTCTTGAATGGTTCGCATGACAGACCGCACACCAGTGCTGCTCAGGAAGATGATGTCTGAACCAATGTTCTGAATCGAATCCCTTGCAATACAACCAATACCTGTGATACTGTCTGCCAGAGTCAGGTCAGCAGGGCTGGTAGCATTGGCATAAACCAGAATGTTGTTAGTACCGAAGATGTAGAGGAAGCCGTTATGAGCGCCCATCGCTACAATGTTATCAGCCCCGTTCTGCCACACTTGATCTACGCTCAGGAAACCTGCTGTGCCTGTGTCCCAGACGTGACCTGCAAGGATGTCTGAGAACCAGACTGTAACCTTGTTGTCTACCTTATCAGCAGTCCACAAACGACCATAAGCCGCTAGGACAGTGTTTGCTTGTTGAGCAGTACCTACATATCCAGACTTCTCTGAGATACGTCTGTAAGTAGTTGTGCTAATAGCAGGGTCAAAGATCAAGGGATCATGGCCTGACTGGAAGAGGTAGATACACTCGTTAAGAGCTACAATCTGCCAGTTACTTGCTGTGATGGTTGGAGCAGTTCCACCACCACCATAGGTCAGTTCTGTCAGAGTACCAGAATCTAGTTTAAACAGCTTTTGATTGCCAGCTACTATTATATACTTTATTCCAGCATCTGTCAATAGCTCACCCATAGAATTTACAGAATTTTCTCCTAATTCAGCAGATTCTTCATGTTCTGGTGTCCAACCCTTACGTGCGCCAATACGACCATACTTGTCAATGACACAGTTCTTAGCCAGTAGAGCAAAACCACTAGCCAAATCCAGTGAACTGTCCTGTGTGTTCAATCCGAGAAAGCCCGGAGCAGAGATAGATTGTGTTTGTAGTGCTTTCGCCATTTAGACCACCACCCATGCATCCTCTTCTACATAGCGAGAACTCTCGATAGCAATGTAGTCAGAGAGGACTTGTTTAAACAAAGCGTAAGCCTCACCGCTCTGAAGACCACCATCTTCACCTCGCTCCACCAAGGAACGGGCATAGGTCAGTTGAATCACAGGCTCCGCTGGAACCTTAATCTGGTCAGAATCCAACCGGAGGTCAGGCTGAGGATCGTAGATGTTAAAGAAAATCTGATAGGCAGCATCAGGGATAGGGAACAAATCAACCTGAGTATCCCCGTTAGAGTCCACACCGTTGAAGTTATAGACCATAGGAGCACCAGTCTGAGGAGCATCCCCACCCAAGAAGTACTTGGTCATTTCATAGGATGGGATATTGTTCAGGTGTCGCTTGTTGGTGTTGTCGTACACCTCAATCACCCGGAATCGGTGGTTAGTGCCCACCAAAGCATAGTTGAATGTACCAGCAGCGGTGGTAGCAGTCAGAGTGTTGGTTAAAGCGTTCCAGCGATAGGAATCCTCCACTTGACGCTTAGAGTCATTGATGAACTTACCAATCAGCTTAGAAAGGTTGTTCTCGTTGACCGTTGTAACTTCAGGCTCACGCATACGCACAAGCACATCGTTCACTAGGTCAAGATAGGTAGGCAATGCCATGATGTTTTATCCTTTCTTTACTGTTGTGGTGGTTCGTCTTGAGGAGACTGCTCTGGAGGCTTCTTGTTCATCGCCAAGAGAGTACCCAAGGAACCTGTGATAAACGTAGCCAGAGGGGTAATCAGAGCGAAGAAAGCCTCATCGTTGGGAGCCATAGCTGTCATCGGTTGGGTCACGAAGACCAAGCTAAACAAAACTACTCCAACGATACCAGCCAATGTGAGAGATAGAGTTACACCAATGATAAAGCGAAGCAGAGCATCATAATCAGTTTTCATTCTGAGGTTCTTTCAATAGATATTTGGTACAGGTTCCATCAGCTTCACAAGCAGGAGGCTGACACGAAGGAGAGGAGAAGTTGGCAGGGTCTTGACACGGGTAGCGATACCTGTCTTGACAACCCACCAAGGCCAACAAGCCTATTAGAATTATTATTGTATGTTTCATACGCTCCTTGAATACCAAATGGCTCCACCAATGATTAGACCTAGACCACCCAACAAGATAACCACAAGACCAATCATGGCTATGTCTTTAATCCTGTCTATGATTCTCTGTCTCTTTAAGACCCTCTGACGCTCTGCTTCTTCACGCTTCTTCTTAGCCTCAAGCTGGAACTTTAGCCAATCTGTCCACAGACCTGCTCGGCCTTGGTAGATCATCATTTCACGTAGTTCTTCTTCTTGTTTCTTGAGTTGCTCTAACGCCATGAACTCTTCAAGATCACCTCTATCAGAGCCACCTTTACTACTGGCTTTCTTTTGGATTACCGCCTTGTTGTCAAAGTACTGGAACAGAGCCTGTCCAGCGTTCATTATATCACCAGAATTACTTACAGCCTCCTTGATAACCGAGAAGGCTGCATTGGCGAGAGCAAGTTCTGCAAGCATGGTTATTTAACCTTTATGTGTTCCCACATCACAACGATAGAGGTTATCAGGCCACCAATCCACAGAAGAGGTTTAGCTGCCTTGGCAAGCCACTCAAGGACTATGAAAGCCCCTTGAGCAGCTTTAAAAGCAGTGACCACATCAGCAGTGTTAGTGTCGATGCGGTCTACCTTAGTCTCCACTGCAATCAGGCGCTCATAGATTTCTTTATGAGTGACTTCTTCTGTTTGCATTGATTACTCCTGTGTATTAGCAGGTTCAGGTGTGTTTCCAGCATCCAGCCAGCGTTGGTATTCCTGAAAATCCGTGTTGGCGGGGTCGAAGGGGATGAAGGCGTTGTCGGCGAGGCGCTGAACAAGAAGGGTTCCGTTGTCAAAGGCAATCAATTTATACATTACAACTCCGCAGAAAATGTGAATGAGCCTGAATCAAAACCGTATCTTGCACCACTAGCACTTCCGGGAAGAACTTGAAAGACTGCGGCTTTAGGTGTTGCCCCTAGTGAAACAGTACCCCCGCTTCCAATACTTGCCGTGCTAACTATCGTTGCTGTTGGAGATGCTCGCATCTCAGTTTGCAAAGTCATCGGCATATACATTGAAGCGTTTATGGCACTATAAAACGCGTAAGTCAAACCTGACGTAGCTTGAAAATACCGCTGACACAACGCCAACTCAGTCCCATAAGGTCTGCGCTCAAATGGAGTGGCGACTGAGCCAGCTTCGAGTTGGACTCCGGTGATTTGCCATGTGGCGCTGAGTGTGGAAATAACTTGAACCTGACCTGTTGCGCCGGTATTATTGTTTGCGTTCCAAGCGCCAGCAGTGCCGGTTCGATCTGAACCCGCGCCCAAACTGAACTGAAGGTTGATGCCAACTCCGTTGGTTGTTAGCCATGTTCCAGAAGTGTCGCCGGGAATGGTGACAGTCTTTTGCTCCCACGTATTTGCAGAGCTGATCGTGTAGCTGTAAGGATATGAGCGGTTTGCAGCCGAGTTCCTCAGAGCGCCGCCAAAAGTTCCAGTAAGGCTGGATTTAACCCAAAACGACAGCGTAATCGCAGACGCACTTGCCGTGCCCCAAGCCAAGTCAGATACGTTTAATCCTTCAATGGACTGAAAGCAGTATGCCGTTTGCGTTGAGCCAAGACTTGCATCAGCCGATGTGATCGTGCATTTGAGGCTGTTCACAAAACCCGTGGGAGCATCTGCAACCTGTTGCGCCGTAAAAGCGCCATCCGTCACCTCGCCACAAGCAAAGCGGTCAGTGATATAGGACTCACTGCCATTCAAAGTCACACTCGCCCCAGCGTTCCTCTGGTCAATCCGCATATCTCCGTTGATGATGCGGTTGCGGAAGCCAATACCAGTAGATGAATAACCAGTTAAGACAGCACTATACGCTTGAACGTCTGTGCCTATAGCTACACCCAGATTAGTTCTTGCTGTAGCTGTGTTAGCTAAACCACTTAAGTTATCCGCTTTTGCAAGATACAAAGCAGGATCAAAAACAGCAGCCGCAGCAGCCGAAGCAGCAGCGTTAGTCGCAGACGTAGCTGCATTAAAGGCGCTCGTTGCAGCAGCTCCAGCAGAGTTGCTAGCATTAGTAGCCGAAGTAGATGCACTAGAAGCTGAGTTAGAAGCAGACGTAGCTGATCCTGCCGCAGCACTGGCACTGCCAGCAGCATTGGTTTCGCTTGTAGCAGCATTACTAGCTGAGGTGCTAGCAGCAGAAGCACTAGACGCAGCATTAGTTTCCGAAGTAGCTGCATTAGTCTCACTCAAGGCAGCAGCAGTCTCGGAAGCAGCAGCGTTAGTCTCAGACGTAGAAGCTGCTGAGGCAGAGTTAGATGCATTGGTTGCCGACGTAGCAGCAGCCGTAGCAGAGTTAGAAGCGTTAGTAGCTGACGTTGCAGCAGCACTGGCGCTAGAAGAAGCATTAGAAGCACTCGTAGAAGCGCTAGAAGCACTGTTAGAGGCGTTCGTAGCAGCAGTTGAGGCTGTAGTAGCACTGGAGGCCGCAGCAGTCTCAGAAGCAGCCGCAGCAGTTGCGCTAGAAGCAGCAGCGGTGGCGCTAGAGGCTGCATTGGTGGCACTGGTCGAGGCAGCAGAAGCAGAGCTTGCAGCGTTCGAAGCACTGGTGGAAGCACCAGAGGCACTACTGGAGGCTGCTGTAGCACTGGAGGCCGCAGCAGTAGCAGAGCTGGCTGCGTTAGTTGCACTGGTTGCAGCAACAGAAGCCGACGAAGCAGCAGCCGAGGCAGAACCAGCAGCAGCAGTCTCAGAAGAAGCAGCAGCGTCAGCAGAGGCATCAGCCGCAGCAGCAGACGCAGAAGCAGACTGCTCCAGTTGTGTCAGAAGGGTCAGTTCAGCGTCAGTTGTAGCGTTACCACCACCACCGGGGCCACGGTAGATCGTCATAATTTATTTCCTAATCAATTCAAAGGTGTTGATTACGTGAAAGGTTGCGCCTGACTCAGCTTGAAGCCTGATCTCATCACCTTCCTCCAAGACAACATATGCACCACCGTCAAACTTAATGAACTGAGTGGGGCTAATCGTGTAGTTGTCAAGAACATAGTATTCAGTATCTGCTGAACTGTCGTACCACAACACATCAATGTATTTGTTGTTACCTGCATGGTTCACAGCGTAGCAAAGGTTCCACTTAACGTAATAGCCAGTAGGAACCGTGTAAGCAGTAGTCTTGGTTGTCGTGGTTAGAATGTTAGCTACTGACGTAGGACGAGTCATGCCAGCTCCTTCTTAGGTCTACCTACACGTTTAACTTGTTCTTCTGTTGGAAACACTTGTTCTTTCTCAGGAAACAACTCATTGGTGCTCTGCACCTCAGTGTACTCAGGGTGCTGACGCATGGATTCAATGTCGTACTGAGACTTGAATGTGACCGTATTGCCAGTCTTATTGCATTTAAAAGTTACACTCATGTTTGTTGGACTTTCTTAAGTTATCTACAGCTTTTAAGACCTGTAAGTTGTTTTGAACATGAAGACCACATACGTTCTTTCCTTTTAGCGGAATAACATGGTCAACATGGTATTTAACAAACCCGCCACTTAACTCAGTAAAGTAAGCAGCTATATTGTAGTAATACTGTACTTTTTCTTTGTCAAACCACAATGGAATAGCAGACTGTTCATATGCTCGTCTTTTAGCGTTCAGCCCTCTTACAGTTTCTTTATTTAACTGTTGCCATTTTTTATAGTGTTTTGCTTTTTTGTCTCTATTCGCTTCGCGCCACTCAGTATCATAGTCTTTAATTTTTGTTTTATTATTTAATCGCCAGTCTTTAGCTCTTTTTGTAGAACAGTTTTTACATTCTGAGTGTTTTCCATCCGGTTTACTTTTATTGTTATTGAATAAGCTAGTTTCTTTTTCTTGCTTACACGTAACACATATTTTCATTTCTTTCCTTTTGTAGTGGAGCTAGTTCTATTATAGCACAACTACAAAAGAAGGGTCAATAAAGACCCCTCTTTCTAGTCAGCTATTAAGCTGCCAACGCAATCGCAACAGCGGCTTCATCGCGCAACTCTTTGACACCATACAACATATCTGCCGTATAGAGAGTAGCCAAATATTCCTGTTTATATTGCGTCTGCGAACGGACACCCATCTGTTCAGCCAAGACGAAAGCGTCTTTGTGGAACATCAAGGCGATACGAGCAGCGCCCGTAG